CCAACATGAAAAAATCTTCATTCTTTCAATTAGAATCTGTAGATGGGTTAATAGTAGCCGCTTCACCCAAGAGCGTTACTGGGTACAGTGGAACAAGACTGGTAGTCCCTCTGAGAAATAAGAAAGGTCTTATTTTCTCTCAAAAGACACTACCGATTTCTTCCTTTCTGCTCTTGAAGAGTATAGAAAGGAGGATTGATAGTCTTGGGCCCCCGGGTGAGCTTCTTAGAACAAAGTACTTCTCTGAACTTCATTCTGGTTTGATTGTTGTTAAACATCTTCGATTCCTTGACATATTGTACTTGTTAAGATCGGAGTTGGAAGTCTTATGTGACTTCTTTCCTTCCTTCTTAACGATGTTAAGTATAGAAGATGTTTGTACTTTTGTTGTGAAATGCTTAGTGTGGCCTGAAGAGAATTTTGTATCTTTTACAAAGTTCCATACAGCGTGTCCTCTCGCTTTTTATTTCCGTGATGAATTGCCAAAGAATCCTTCAATGGAATTCTTTCCTAAACGTTTTTCTTTCCTTATTTGGGAAGGGAAAACAAAACAGTTACTTCGTAACCGTTTATCGTCCCGTCTTTGTGTAAAGACATGTCGTTTGTTTATGGGCTATCTTCAAGGTATAAAGAGAGGTACACTTCAGGTAGGTGAGGATTTTGTGTTTAAAAGTCTTTGTGACCATATGGTTGCAATGACTACGCCGCCTAGCAATCCAGTAGAATTTCTTCTGGATTTTGTTCCCCTTTCAGATAAATTATTCTTTAAGAAATCTATCTTGAAGAGAAAGGGTAAGGTAACTACTCTAACTAAAAATGTTAGGGCTATTGACCGAACGCTAGTTGAGATCTCTCGAGCTGCTTCCTTTATTCATCAAAGGAAGGCTGGAGGGGGTCGTCGAGAGATTCGCCAGATTTTATTATCTGAGCAGGGTCTCTTTGAACCCCAAGTTTGGTCTCTTGAAACACTTAATCATAAAGGAAAGGAGGATGATATGTTATTTCTATTTCCTACCGATAATCTGGATCTTCATATTATGAAAGAAACCAGACCCGGTGTTATTAAGGAAGTAAAAATGGTTGTCCCTGTTGTTAACCGCAAGTCAATTGAATCCCATGTGAATGAGGAAATTCAAAGTGATGAACCTGCGAAGGTAGCTGTTGGAGCTATCCTTGAACCTATTAAGGTTCGATTAATAACAGTTGGTAGTTCATGGTTAACATACTTGTGTAAAGCTGTTCAACGTGATTTGTGGACTACAAACTCCTATTTCCCTCAATTTGTCCTCACCACTAGGCCTTTGAGTGTGATTGATTTTCATTCTTTGGTAAATCTCGAAAAGAGTTTTCATTTTAGTTTGAATGGTGAATGTGATGGTGCAGA